TCAGCTATATACGGCGTAATCTCAATTAATATATCTACTGCTTTGTCTGTGCTTAAATTCACTTTTATGGTCTCCTCTCATTTTTTTGAATCAGGGCGGTTTTTACGCCGCCCTATGCTTTTTTACTCTACTGTGAAATCAGTAATCGTATTTGCCAACACTTGCCCGTAAATATCAACGACACTTACGATATTTACATAATACTTCGCCGCAGTAAATGCTGTGGTCGGTGTAAATGTCAATATTTTTCTTGTGCTATCCCAAGCCTTTGTGCCTGCTATAATCGACCCGTCAGAAGCAAGCGTAATAAATACGTTTTCGGTCGAAATCGCATTGTTGAATGTCAGGACAACCGTTGCAACCGCTCCGGACGAGCCGTCAGTCGGCGCAATCGAAGAAAGCGCAACAGCAGAAGTCGGAGAAGTAGTCTTATCAAGATAAATCGTAAAAGGCGGTGTGCTTAACGCGTCAACGCTATAATGCGCAATAGCTTGTAGTTCAAAAGTTCCCTCGCCGCGGTCAACAAAATTTAAGTTGAATCCGTTCGAGCCGAGCGCGTTTGAAAGTTTAATTGCAATCTTGTTCCCGTCGGAGGTATCGCCAACCCACCACAAATCAGCGTATGAAGCTGTCGGAATAATCCCTTGCGTTGCGGTAATTGTCGTAACGCTTGCGGAAGTAGAAGCTGAACCGCCAGCAAGTGCCAATTTTATGGATGTTTCGGTCGCTTCAAAAATGGTCGTTGTGAGTGTCGCCACCCAGAAATCTATAATCTTGAAGTCCTTTGTGTTATCGGGCAATCCGTCAACTTCGGGCTGCCTAATTGTCGGAACAGCCGTAAAAGAACCGCCGCCCCTTGTTGCTCCGATTATTCCTGAAATAACACCATTCAAGAAGCTCGTACAAACAACACCTGCTCCAAGCTGAAAGTTGTGTTTTGTATTACTAGTTACTCCTGTTAACATTTTTTTAATCTCCTTTTAATTATAATAATATGATATTTCTAAATTTACAAGGACCGCCCGTATTGTGCGTTCATCGTCGTTTCGGTTCTGTACAAACGGACTGCCTTTTTTAATCCAGAGCTTGCAGTCCACGCCGTCAATGAGTTTACCCGCTTCGCCCAGTGCGGTTTCAATCGCTGTTGCATATCCGTATGCTTGAGCGTATGAGTTTTCCGAACGCGTCCAAATTGTAAGCTGTTGATTCACGGGTTCGGCATTTCGCGGTTGCTCAAACCCCAAAGAAATATACGGCAAAACCGCCGTATCGGGTACTGGTTCTTGATAGGTCGTAAGTATCGTATTCAGCCACGTTATTAGTGCCGTTGCTTGATTTACCATTATGCACCCTCCACATAATTTTCAGCTTCCCATTGTGCAATATTTTTCATTGTTTCGGATTCGGATTGCCCTTGTAGTTTAGATGATTTCAATATTGCCGTTATGCCATTTCCTATAACAATATCACCCGTCGCAACCGTTATGCTGTTCGCACTCGTATCCGTCATAAATGTGTAGATATCAGTCAACCCTCTTTGTGCTGCAATTAGTCGTTCCGTTGAACTTGACCGTTCCAATAAGCCTTGCACAGTTCCGAGCGTTTTATATGTCGTTATCGCCCCGCCTAATCCGTCGGGAGTTTTTTCGCGGCGTTTTACCGTAATTGAATAGAAATAATCTTGTATCATAGTTTGCCCTCGAATATGTCTTTTGCCATTTTCTGATACTTATCCCAGTTCGGTTCAATGCCGTTTTCCATAAATTTGCGCGCTTTTTGTTTGCTCGTTCCGTTGTTGACTTTATCGCCATACTCCACATTCGTTCCGATTATTACGGTATTTTCTAAGCCTTTGCCGCTCAACGCGTCCGAGCTGTCAGCATTGTTGTCATATACTCCGCTTTCTTCTTCTGGTGTTACAAACGATATGCTTCCACGCAATCTGCCCGTGTCAACTATGTCGCGCCCGGTGAAATCTGGCTTTGACATATATTTTACAACGTCGCCTTGCGCCGATACGCCTATTGCATATAACGCGCGCCCCATTGCCGATCCAAACTCGCCGAGAACTTTCGCAGTGTTATTTTCGATTTTTACATCAATCATAAATCCGCACCCACCGCAAGAAATAATACCTTGACTGGAACGGCTTCATGTACGCTTGCAAGTCGCTTCGATACGCTTCAACGCCGTTTTTTGCGTTGAATGATACGGAATAATTCGGTATGCTTTCGCTCGATATTCCACGATTTGTAAAAGCTTCGACTTTCGCCGCCAATGTTATAAACTCGTTCGGGATAGCCAGTCCGACGATGTACCCGCAGAACTCTTCGTCGGTGAGCGTTGCATCTAGCTTTATTTTGCCCGCTTCGACGGAGGCAATTTTATACACTCCGTCGTTTAGCAAGCTGTCCATAATCCGCACATACTGACCCGCTTTATAATCGCCGCGCACGGCTATGGCGTTTTTGGATATGGTATATATGCCATATTCCGAACTGCGCTCAAAAAAATTGTTACAAGCCAATAATGTTGCGTACATTTTTAGTTACTCCTATACAGTATATTGCGACTGCCCGGTTGCGATGGGAAGAAGCGAAGTGCTATCAACTTCAACAACTCTAACATACCCGCTTGCAGCAAGAGAAATAACGCCGTTTGCGGGAAGCGGAGTCCAAGTTGAGGTGTTCAAAGCAGTGTTTACAGAAGGTGCGGTAATTGAAGCCGATGCGTTAACAGCATAGTAGTACGCGTTGCCAATTTTGGGCTTGTTCGGTGTAACGGTCACCTTGTTCAAAGACGCCGAAACGGTCAAACTGCCAAGAACGCCAAGCGTCGCCTGAACCTGTACATCTTTTATTCTTGCAATCGCACGGGTATTTTTAACCGCCAAGCCCGCAACGAACTCAACGTCGCCAGACTTAACTGCTCCTGCTTCGCTGAAATTAGGTAATCTGCTTGTTATAGCCTTATCGCCTTTCAGCGTAATTCCGTGTGCTCCGCTCATAGAAAGAGCCACGAGGTATATATCGGTCTTACCGCTCGCGTCGTCGATTCCGATAATTTCGGTGTCGCTTCCGAGGTCTTCGTTGTAATATCTGCCGAGGTCAAGCATAGGAATACCGTCGTATGCTCTTACTTGCTTGCCGAACGCGTCTTCCGCTTGAGTCAAATATCCGAGCGTCTTAGCGGCAGATTGAATTTTTACAATCGCTTTGCTGTTTGCAAGAATGTAAGTCGGACGCTCTTTCATCGCCAATATAGCCGTGTCGAGTGCTTCGGTTATTTTCAACGCGTTTGCCGTGGTCATCGTCGAAAGGTCAATTCCGCTTCCGTCAAAATCCGTAACGCTTCCCTCAACTATTTTAGCAAGTCCGTCAAACTCTGTTGCATTATTTTTATTGCCGTTTACAAACAGCCAATGATAACGGTTAACCGTTGCTTGTATTTTCTCTTCGGTTTGGAATGCTATTTCGTCAGGCGCGGCGTCTGCCAACACTCTGTCTATCTCGTACTTTCCGCCCATAATTTGCAGGTCGGTTGTTACCGCTTCTTTCGTTGCGGGCGCAGCGGTATAATCGCTGTTAATAGCTCTGCCCTCTGCCGCAGGTGAGGTTTTCAAACGGATATATCCGTAAGTTAATGTGCTTCCGCCACTGGGCGAAATGCAGTTGTCAAACGGCATTGCCGCCAATATAGCCGATTTACGCATAAAGGTATCTATTACCATTCTGTCGTATTTATCGGCTCTTCCAATTTTGATGTCATTTAATGTGATTGCCATAGTTTTTTAATCTCCTTTTATTTTAATATTCCCATTTTTTCAGCCACAGCGCTCGCAAGCGTTTCGGGCTTTTGTGCTGTCGGTGCTGGCGGTGTTGCCGCTTGCGCTCCGCCCTGTTCAGTTTTGGCTGCGAAATCAGCGTAATTTTTTCCAATCGGCTCAAAGAATTTATCCGCGTTCTTTGCAGTTCCGCTTTCGTCAACCTCTAGTCCATCAACGCTCTCGCGCTCGGCTTTGAGTATCAGCTTTGCGGCTTTCTCGCTGAATCCTTTATCGGACAGGATTTTCATAGCTGCAGCTTCTTTCTTTGCAAACTCCTGAGCCTTTTCGGTATCAACCTTGAACTTTTTCAGCGTCTCGAATTCTTCCGGATCAAACTCCTTGAACGCCGCAACCTTTTCCGGTGTGAATTCGGCAAATTCGCTTAACTTCGTTTCGAGTTCTTTTCTCTCAGCTTCGGCTTTTTCCTTTGCGGCTTTGAGCGCCTCGATATCTTTACCGTTCTCGCTCATAACAAAATTGATAATTTCTTTCGCGTTTTCCACGCCTTGCAATTTCTCTTCTAATTCTGCTCTTTTCATAAATACTCCTTTTTACGCGTTTTTACGGGTCGCGCCCCGATAGAATTTTTTACTATCCGTATTTTTACGAGTTCGGCTTCTCGATTATATTAATTGTCGTACACCGACAGTTAATTGTGTTCCACGCGCTCCCAGACTCATCACCCGGATACATAAGTTCTTCGCCGCCAACAATAAACGGCTTGTCAATATCAACAATCTGTCCATCAGCATCTGCGTGTTCTGGTCTTGTCCGTCCGTCACTTGTCGAAATCCATTGCTTTTTCATTTTGAAACCGAGTTTTGCTCCTTGCTCGCCTACGTCCTGCTTCGCGCTGTTCTCAACTCGTGTTGTTTCCGTTCGTGCGATTCGGATTGATTCAGATAACGTCTTATTTGTTATGTCTTTCATTCGCCTTGCAAGGTTCGGGATGCTTTCTCCTTGCATTATACCAGTTAACAGACTTCTTGTCAACTCCCGTTCAATATCGGCACGTGATAACAAAGTGTCAACCGCTAACTGCTTAAATGGTGTTACTTGCCCAGTTAGTACCGAC